CCCCATCGGCCTGACGCCGCACGCGGTGAACTGCGAGTGCGAGGGATGAACGAGGTACTCGTGGCCCTCACCATCGCCCTGGTCGCGATCGTCGCCGGCCTGTTCCTGTTCGCGCTCCTCGTCGGGGCCTACCTCGGTTTCATGAGCGCGGCTGGGCTGTGAGATGAGCTGTCTGGTTCCTCCACAGACCATTGAACAGTTCTTCAGGGTCATCGACCGCTGCGCCGCCGCGTACGGAGGCGAGAGGTGGGTCGAAACCGCTCTCCTGGGCCTCCTGGCCCTGGTTCTCGTCCTCCTGGCCGGGATCGGCCTGGTCGCGATCGGTAGGTCTCGCTGATGGTCATTCCGGTGACGAAACGCGAGTATCAGGTCCTCGTCGTGCTTGCCAACGGCCGAACGATCGACCAGTCCGCTGCCGAGCTCGGCCTCCACCCCCAGACCGTCAAGAACCACCTCCAGTCGGCCTACAAGCGCCTGCGGGTGAAGAACAGGGCCCAGGCCTACATGGAGATGGGCTGGATGACGCCCCCGGAGATCAAGTGAACGACGACCTCAAGCCGGCCTCTGGCTGCGCCATGGGCTTCCTCATCAGCGGGATCATCTGGGTCCTGTTCTTCCTCTCCATCGCCATCTTGGTCACCGTCATCGCGAGGAGTACCTGATGTGCCGTCCTGAAGACTTCCCACCCTACGAGCCGGACTTGAAAACCCTTCAAGCTTCGACCACCTTCTCGCCATCCCGATTGCATGGTCAGTTCGATGCCAGCCCCGCAGACGAGAAGAAGCACGACAAGGAGTGCCCCTGTTTGTCTAACAACGGCCTCGCCGCGCTGGCTGCAGCGATGACCGACCTATTCCCAGCCGTCCAGCGCGACTGGTGGCCGTTCACGCCAGAACAAGCCGCCGCCGCCATCCTCGGTGAGCGCGGGGTGTTCCTGCCGGATGGGGATTGCGGCCACACCTACCCCGCCTGTTGCGAATACGCCTGCTACGAAGATCCCGGTTGCGCTTGCGAGGCTTGCACCATCGCCACCCTCCGCGCCGCGCTGGATGGGCTGGTGGCGGCGGCGGCTGACTTCCTCGCTGATTGGGACGGTTTCGATGATGTGCGGCCCAGCCGAACCGGAGACGCCCTTCGCACCGCCCTCGCCGCACTCGCCACGGCGAAGGAGACGCCATGATCTGCGGCTATCCGGATTGGTATCTGATCCTCTCGGTGATCGGCGTGGCTGCGGCCCTCATCGTCCTCGTGTGGATCAAGCGGAGGGAACGACCATGACCGACATCATCGAACGCGAGGGCGACCGCACTTACGTCAACCGCCTGCCGCCCTGCGGCCACAGCAACGGGACGCACCCGTCCGGCTGCTGGTACGTCGCGGTGTGCGATGCCGTCGCGGCGGAGCGGGCGCGGATCAGGGCAGCGGTGGAGGGGCTGCCGTTGCCGGTCGGTCCCGACTTCCAGTGCATCGAACTCCACCCGGAGATCATCGCTGCCGTCCTTCGCATCGTCGAGGGAGAGCATGGCTGACTGGAAGCCCTGATGGCTCGTTCTGCGCTCGGGCCGCAGTTCAGGCTTCGTTTGTCGCTCGTGGATGGTCCCGAGCTCAGGTGCCCGTATTGCGGTGAATGGTGGCCGATTACGACGGAGTTCTGGCAAATCAACAAGTGGGACCTGTGCCTGTCGTGCAGCAGGGAGAGATCCAAGCTGTATGCGGCGATCCGGCGTCGCGACGAGGAATATCGGGTCGAGGCCCGAGATCGGTCGCGTCGTTACCGCCAGTGGCTGAAACGGGTCGCACCCCAATATCTTCCGGCTTACGAGCGGGAGAGGAGGGCCCATCGGCGCGAGTACCAGCGCGAGCTACGAGCGAGACAACGGCATCCTGAAGGAAGGAAGACCCCATGAGAGAGATGACGACGGCCGAGTTCGCGAAGGCCAACCTCGCCGCGCTCGAGGAGCCGGTCAAGATCCGGCGCTACACCAAGGCCGTGGGCACCTACTACCCCGAGGGCTACATCGCGGCGCTGCCCGGTGAGGAGATGCCCCTGACGACGGGCTTCGCCCCGATCATCCCGGCCCCCGACCAGACAACGAGCCTCTCGGCCGCACGCGAGAAGATCGAGGACCTCGAGGAGGAGGTGAAGCGCCTGAAGAAGGAACTGGCGGCGCGACCTCCGGTCGGGAGCGAGTTCATGGGCCAGGAGCGCCGCACGGTGCCCACGCACCCCATGAAGGACGTCTTTTCGGACCTTGCCAAGCAAGATCGCGAGTTCTTCGAGCGGAAGCTCGGGACGAAGAAGAAATGACCCGCGACGAAATCAACGAGCTCATCATCGGAGAGATGGGCCTCGAGGACGAGGGCATCATCTTGTTCGACGGCATGGACGAAGCGTTCATGGGCATCGCGGAGCGCTTCGAGCCGGTCGCGGAGAGGATCGTTCACGACGACGGCGGGATCATCATCAATGAGGTCGGCGGGACCCATCGCTACTTCGCCGTCTACAGCTATGCCAAGATGGTCGCCATCATGACGTCGGACGGGGATCTCACCGACGAAGACGCCCAGGAGTACCTGGAGTTCAACACCGTGGGCCTCTACGCTGGCCCGAACACCCCCGCGATCATGCGGGACTGGTAGGAGGTCAACATGACATCGCCCCTGCGAGCTCCAGAGCCCCATCATCCCGACCAGGCGGTCATGTTTCCGAGCCCGGTGGACACCACGTTCGCGGCGACTCCTGGCGAGGCCATGGCCGTCTCGATCACCATCCGTCTTCACCGCGCCCCGCGCCAGAAGTGCCTGGCTTGCCAGAAGCGCCGGGTCTGCTTCTACGTTGGCCTGGGCGACGCGATCACGTCGCCTCCCATGTGCGCCAAGTGCTCAGGGATCCGATGATCGGCCTCTTCCCGTCTGGCGAGCCCCTGCGGGTCTCGATCACCGCAGATTGGGTCGGATCGCGCAACGGAGCCCTGATCGGCTTCACGATCCACGAAGGTGAGCTTCTCGGGCTGATCGTGGACGAGAAGGGCAACGTCGTGCGCGTTGGGAGGTCTGAGTTCACGGTCGATTGGCGCTACGATGTCGAAACTGACCGCTGGATGGATGTGAACGACCGGCAAACTGACCAGGACCTCTAGCAAAGGGACTGGCAGACGCTGTAGGGTTCGTGGTACAACTGCATAGGGTCTCTTGGTAGCCGCTCCGCGCCTCTCCTGGTTGACCTCCGGGCAGCGTAGAGCAGTAGCCGACCCCGAATGGACGGGTCGCCCCTCGTGGGCGGCCCGTCCTCTTTTTCACCTGTGGAGGGCTCCATGGTCGCGCTTACCTGGGTCCACATCGACTCCTGGCACATCCTCCGCTTCGATGATCCCGAGGGTGTCCTGTGCGGCCTCGAGGTCGGTGAAGGCGACGAGATGAAGGACGAGATCTCCGTCATCGACACGTGCTGCGAGAACTGCCTCCGCCTCCATGCCCTGCGGACCGACAAGGAGCCTACCCAAATCCCATGAGCCGCTACGTCATCGCCAGGTTCAGCTTCGATGCGACCCATGCCGAGCCTCTCGAGTCCCAGCATCTTCATGGTCACCACTTCATCGTGGAGGTGACCGAGCAGACCGAGGTGACCACGCAAGTGGTCAGAAACCTAGAGGCGATCTGCTCCGAGCTCCACCTCCACCAGCTCAGCGACATGCTCGTGGGCGGATCCCAGACGGGCCAGGGGATCGCTTCCTGGATCATGGAGCGCCTTCTCATCAACCACCCCAAGATCACCCGCCTCGAGCTCTGGTGGGACCCGGACTTCCGGTACGGGATCACGAGGGACATCAGATGAACCGAAAGTTCGACTGGACCGCGATCGAGCAGCAGTACGTCACAGGCGAGATGAGCCTGCGCGAGCTCGCCCGCCTGAACGGCATCTCCAACCACTCCCTGGTCATGGGCCAGTCCACCCGCCATGACTGGAACCAGAAGCGACTCGACTTCCGCTCCCAGCGGAACGAGAAGGCAATCAGCTACCTGGCCGACGATGAGGCCAAGCGGATCGCCAAGGAGGTCAAGGTTCGCGACAACGCGATCGACCTCATCGATGAGGCGATCACGAAGATGCGGGCCCAGCTCCACGAGACACGCGACGTCTTCCGCCACGACGAGTGGATCACGGAGCCGCTCATCGTGGTCAAGCCAGCCGACGTGGCGCTCCTGATCGACCGCCTGAACGTCCTCTTCGGACGGCCGTCCAGCATCACGGAGGAGCGAAGCCTTGGTATCAGTCTTTCCGCCGGAGGAACCCTGGGACCCGAAGTCCTCAGAGGGATTGTCGAAGCAACTCGGGGGCTTGGATCCGCAGACGCTCAACGCTCTCCGATCCCACGCATTGGTGGAGCTGGCGAGAACTGACGGTCCGGAGGCGGTTTTCGCCTACGGCGAGCTCGTCTTCGGATACGTCCCGGCCATCCACCACCGGGAGATGGTGACCGAGACCCTGACGGCGATCTACGCCCGCGAGAACGAGGTCTACCTCCTTCCCCGGGGCGGGGCCAAGACCACCTGGGATAACACGATCCTGTGCGCCTGGCTGGTAGGCAAGTTCCCCGACATCCGCATCGGGATGGTCAGCAACACCGACACCCAGGCCAAGGACTTCTCCAGGGCGATCAAGTACACGATCGAGCAGAACTCGGCGCATCGCCTGGTCTTCCCGGAGAGCAAGCCCTCCTCGGCCAAGTGGACCGACAAGGAATGGCTGGTGGCCGGCAGCCGCTGGCTGGGCAGCAAGGACGTCACCCTCTTCGCCGTCGGAGTCGGCGGGGCGATCATCAGCAAGCGCTTCGACCTGATCCTGATGGACGACATCCTCGATGAGGAGAACACCCAGTCGGTCGATCAGCGCGAGGCGGTCGAGGTCTGGTTCAAGAAGACCCTCAAGCCCTGTCTAGCACCGGACGGAGTTGTGGTCGTCATTGGGACACGCTGGGGCGAGGAAGACCTGTACGAGCAGTTCATGAAGCCGACCTACGACGGCGGCTTCGGCTGGAAGAGCCACGTCGTGGCCTCGCTCACCGAGGACGATCGCGGCCGGCTCATCTCGTACTGGCCCGAGTATTGGTCGGTCGATCGGCTCCTGAAAGAGAAGGAGGAGATGGGCTCGGCCCTCTTCGCCTGCTCCTACCAGAACGACATCTCGGGTCTGCTCGAGGGCAACATCTTCCACGGCCCGTTCGACCACTTCGACATCCTGCCGGCGGGCAAGTACACCCTTCGCATGGGCGTTGACCTGGCGAGCTCGATCAAGGAGCGCGCCGACTACACGGCCCGCTGCACGACGGCCGAGGAGCTCGACACGGGCGACTTCTACGTTCTCTCGGCCTACCGCGACAAGCGCGAGAGCCATCACGCTGATTTCGTCTACGACGGCTGGATGGCCTACCCGAACATCGGACTGGTCATCGTGGAGAGCCAGCAGTTCCAGTCCACTCTGATCCAGGAGGTCATGGCGACCTACCCCAGGATCCCCATCGAGGGCAAGAAGGCGGACGTGGACAAGGTAACCCGGGCCCGTGCTGTCGCCGCGAAGTACGAAGCCCACAAGGTCTTCCACCACACGTCCCTGCGCGGAACAGCCTTCGAGGTCGAGCTCTTGTCCTTTCCCAAGGGCCATGACGACTTCTGCGACGCCCTGGGGTATTCGATGGACATGGGTGGGGACACCTTCTTCTTTGGAAGCCTGAAACGCTGAGGTGATGATGAGCGAGCAGATGCCCCAGAGGGCGTGGACCGAATACGAGTTCCGAGACGGAAAGCGCCTCGTTCCCGACTACATCGCGGCACTGCTCTTCGGCATCGAGACGCACCGCCTCACCTACGAAGAGGCCATCGCGGCAGCGAACGCCAAGGCCGAGACCGACTTCCTCAACGCCCAGCAGGACCGAGTTCTTGCGGCGCACTTCAAGGAGCCGCGCTGATGGGCGTCATCACAGACATCCTGACCCGGTCGTACCGGACCAGCCCCAAGAACCTACCCCCGGGTAGCGCGAACCTGATCTTCCAGGAGCGCGGGAAGGTCGGGAAGTCGAGCTCTGCCCTGTTCCGCAACTGGGCCGAGCACTCGGAGTGGATCCGGGCTGCGATCAACGTCCGCAAGGCCCAGGTCTCCTCGGCCGAGTGGGACATCGTCCCGTTCGACCAGACCAAGACCTTCAACGAGGGCAAGCAGGCCGAGATCAGGGACCTGTTCACGAGGCCGAACCTGGCGGTCGAGTCCTTCCGATCGTGGGTCGAGCCGATCATCGAGGACATCCTCGTCCTCGACGCCGGCTCAGTCGAGAAGGAGCGCACCCTCGGCGGGGGCATCGCCTACCTCCACGCCGTGGACGGGGCGAAGATCAAGGTCAACGCCCTCTGGGACGGGGACCCGGACGAGACCCGCTACTGGTGGGTGCCGGCACCGACCTACGAGGTCCCGTTCAAGA